ACCGTCTATTTCCGCTGCCGTAGATGTTGTTTCCAAACCCCTTGCTTCTCTTCCTTTCGAGCCGTTCCGCCGCACTCCAAACGGGGCCGAACCGGCAACCACACACCCGCTGTATGTAATGGAAACCCTGGAGCCGTCGCCACTTGTTACGGCCTTTAATTTCCGTCGGGACATGTTTGCCGATGCTTGTTTTGGGAATGCGTGTGCAAAAATCACCTTCAAAGGCAATGGCCGGGCCGCATCACTCGAAAGAATGCCGCCTGATGACTACTGGATTTATCCCTCTGAAAACGGAAAGATTTACTATGTATGGCACCGCCGGGTGGGCGCTTATGTGCAGGAGGAAATTTTGTTCCCGTACGAAGTTTTACACCTTCGGGGCATGACCCTTGACGGATGGGATGGGGGTCTTGATGTTGCCAGCAATTTCAGCGCGTCGATAAATATGTCCATTGACGCAACAAGTTACGGCGGCAACTTCTACCACAACAATGCGGCAGTCGGCGGAGTGGTAGAGCATCCCGGCGCACTTTCTCCTGCCGACCGACAAAAAATAGAAGATAAGATAAACCGGAAATACGCAGGTGTTAATAACGTCGGCAGCACGATGGTTTTGGATGCGGGCATGAAGTTCCAGCCTGTCAAAAACAACCCGCAGGAAGCCGCGCTCAACGAAACGCGCACTTTCCAGGCATACGAATCCTGCCGGATTTTCGGCGTACCCGCCCACATGATAAACGTACTCGACCGTTCCACCTTCAACAACATTGAAATGATGGATAACGGTTTTGTAAAATATTGCCTTGCCCCGTGGGCGCAGAATTTCGAGCAGGAATGCGACGTAAAACTCCTGACCAACGACGAAAAACAGTCCGGGTCTATTTTTCACCGCTTCGACCTTTCAGGATTACTGAGAGGTGACATGAAATCACAAGGGGAGTTTTACGAAAAAATGCTCAAAGGCTTTGTAATGTGCCCCAACGATGTGCGCAAAATCCTAAACATGAACGATGCCACTTGGGGCAGCACGCCCTTCGCTCCGTCCGGCACAACAAACGTAGCCGAAGATGGGACGATACAAGCGCCGGAAGCGCCCGAAAAACCGGGAACGCCCGGCGATACATCAACCGATAAAAATACAGAAGATGAGCCACAGCCAGGAGCGTAATATAGAAACACGGTTTTTTACCGCACCCGAAACACGGGCAAAAGTTGTGAACGAGGAGACGCGCACAATACGCGGTTATGGGATTGTCTTTAATTCTGACAGCGTTATTCTTTATGAGCGCGGCAGGAAATTCAGGGAGGTAATAAGGCCTGAGGCGGTTAAATCAGTTGCCAGTAAGAGGCGGCTGTGCATGCACAATCATAAGCCTGATAGACTTTTGGGCAATACGAACGCCGGAACCATGCGAACAGGCACAGATTCGCTTGGCGAATGGTACGAGACTGATTTGCCAGACGGCCCAACGGGCGAAGATGTTTTCCAGTCAGTAAAAAGAGGCGATACCGAAGGATCAAGTTTTCAGTTCACGGTTGCCGAAGGCGGTGAGACATGGAGTATTCGAGACGGGATGGCATACAGGGAAATAACCAAGTTTGAGGAAATATACGAAATGGGGCCAGTGTCGGAACCCGCCTACCCTGGAACAGCAACAGCCGGTCTTTCGGCCCGCTCAATGGAACTGTTGCTCATGATTAAGATTGAGGACAAGGAAGCGGCGGAAACAGAAGAAACAGACTTTCAAGCCATTGCGGATGACGATTTCGCCTTCCAGCAAAAGCAACTTTTAATATAAAAAACACTTAAAATGACAGCTTTACAACTTCGTCAGGAACGCGCAAAGGTTTGGGGTACCATTACCGATTTACGCGGCAAACGAACAAACGGAAAATTCACCGACCCTACGCAGCAAGCGGCATACGACGCTGCCGATGCGGAATTTGAGCGCCTCACTACCGAAATGCTCGCCGCAGAGGTAGCGGAAGAACAGGAGAAGCAGCACGCCGCCCGCGCCGCTCAAATGGAATCTGAAACGCGCCAACGCGCAGCCGCCGATGCCAAACCGGAAAGTAAAGAACTGACCTACGGCGATGCTTTCTGGCGTTGGGCGGTTCAACACAAAGACCGCTACAACCTGACCGCAGACGAAATGCGGATGATCCAAACCCGCGCAACCGACACCCAAATTGCAGGAACGTCGAACCTCGGCGGCTACCTGGTTCCGCAGGCATTCATGGCCGAACTGGAAATGGCGATGAAGCATTACGGCGGCATGATCGAAGCGTGTGGAATCATGCAGCGCAATTCCGGCGCACAGCTTCGCTGGCCTACGGGCGACGACACCGGAAATACTGGCCGTTTCATCACAGAAACCGGCGCGGCTGCTGTTCTTTCCATGACCTTCGGGCAAGTTTTGTTTGATTTCTTTTCTGTCACTTCGGACATTATCAAAGTGTCTGCTGACCTGATGACGGATGAGGAAGTGGGCTTTTTGCAGCAAATCCTGCTTACCATCCTGCCGGAGCGTTTGGGCCGGGCGCTCAATACAAAATTCACCAATGGAACGGGAACAAATGAGCCTTACGGCTTGACTACGACCGTAACCACTTCGGCGCTCACCACCGCAGGCGGTACGGCGATTACACAGGCAGAACTCCTGCGTGCGGTCTACTCCGTAAACCGCGCATACCGAGCAGGTCAGCAGGTGGGCTGGATGTGGTCGGATGGCATCATGGCTTACATCCGGGGTACGGAAATAGGCAACACAAACACGGTTCCAATCTTCACGCCGTCGGTCGTTCAGGGCGAACCTGACAAACTGTTTGGATACAAAATATTCATCAACAACGACCTGCCAGACACACACGCGACAACTCGCCTGCCGGTGACCGCTACGAAGTCGGTCTATTTTGGAGACTTCTCCAAATTCAAGATCATGCGCGTTGGCGGAATCCACATGTCCAAAGAAGAACACCTCTACTGGGCAACCCGCGAAGTAGGCTTTATGGGTTGGGAGCGCGTAGCGTCTAACCTGATCGCTCAGGGGGCTATCAAATACATCCTTCAGGCGTAAATTATGTGGGTGCTGCTGATAACGGAATGGAACGGGATAGAGGCCGGGCAAATCTTGAAAGTTGGATACCATACAGGTATTTCGCTGATAGATTCAGGCCGGGCCGTTGAATCCGAACCGCCGGCGTCAGCAGCACCCAAAATTGAACAGGCGATAAAATCACCGCACGAAACACGATAAATGGCGTACAAAATCACATCCGGCCCTACCACAGAACCCGTCACGTTGACGGAGGCGAAACTATGGCTAAAAATCCATGAGGATGTGAGCGATGATGACGAACTAATACGCGGCCTGATAGCAACATCCCGAACATGGGCGGAAAGAGGTACAGGTCAGGCGCTATTGACGCAGACGATACAGGAGGTTTGGGATGATCTATACACCCGGTGTTTTGAGTTTTCCCTGGGGCCGCTTGTTTCTGTGACCTCGTTTGAATATCGAAACGCATCCGGGGTTTACACTACCTGGGCCTCGACAAACTACACGATCGACGATGTGAGCAATCCCGGCAGATTGGTGGTTAATAATACTTCGACATTGCCTTATTCAGGATCTACTATTTACCCGAATATGATCCGCATTACCTACGTTGCCGGGAAATCAACACCGGCGGAAGTTGATGCGAATATCAAAACGGCGATGTTGCTGCAAATCAGGCTGATGTACGATAATAGAGAAGATATGCCACTTGGTAAAGAGACAAGTGTATTCGCCCGCAGTGCGTGGAACCTGCTGAGTATTTCCAGAACTAACCTACTGTGAAAAAAGAAAGGTACAACATGGATCGCCGCCTACTGGTGCAATACCCGGTAACAACCCGAAGCGCCACCGGGGCGGAGGCTGTAACGTGGGAGAACTGGCGGACAATTTGGGCGTATGTGGAATACCCTAAAATGGGTAATGGCGAAGAAATATCGACCGACCAGGAACAGATCACCCGCCGCGTTCGCTTTGTTATTCGATGGACTGGCGAGATTCAGGAAAAGTGGCGTTTTGTGTTTCTAGGTGACACGCTCGACATTCTAAGAATTGCCCCACTTGGAGGCCGACAGGAATACGAAGACATCACAGCCGAAATAAGAAAATGATTGCAGACCGTTACATATACGCAAAGTTGATAGCAAGCGCCGGAGTTACAGCCCTGGTATCGACGCGTATTTATCCTGTAATGGTACCGCAGGGGGCCGACTATCCAGCCATTACTTACAGCGCCGTGTACACCCCTGCCGACAACAGTAAAAACGAAGATGCGACGCATGATAATTGTGCTTTTACCCTTCGTTTGTGGCACGCTGAATATGACGGGGCGTCTTCTTTGGATGTTGCTGTTCGGGCGGCTTTGGACTACGTAGACGGCGCGGGCGCTGGCGTAACTGCTGGAGGCGTGACAATCAACGCTTGCGAATGGGTCTCAAGTACCGACGGATTGGAAGAGGGCAATAGCGCACCAGGTGGAGCGCCTTATTTTTTCAGAGAGGCACTATACAACATAAGGGAGCAAAGATGAACGAGATATACAGGATAACTGGACTTAATGGCTGGCAATTAATTGCAGTGATAGCAGCCTGCGTAGCGTGGTGTATTGCCTTTTGGCCTCACAAGATACCCGGCAGCAACTCGACTTTCATCGAAAAAAAGAAACCGAAACCGCCCATCAAAGACAAATACGGACGGCCCCGGCAACCAGTAACCGACAAAGGAGAAACGCGATGACAATGGAGCAAGAAATAGAATCCGCCGCCCGGACTTTTCAAAAGTTTGGTCAGGTGGTCGGAAACGACGTAAAGCGCGTGTGCGCTTTGGGCGCTTCCTACTTTGCTTCTGCTGCCGAATCAGCCGCCCCGCAAGGATCAAAACCGCATAAACGCTACTCGACCGCGAAAGTAAATAAAGCAATCAGAGCGCCGAAAGGTATGGGTAATGTAGTGGCAACTTACATGCCTGGAAACCTTGCCCGGTCTATCCGGGTACTTGATTTGAAGAAAACAAAAAACGCCGCTTTCGTAGGGGCGAAACTCAACAAAGGTGCAGTATCCGGCACGTTTTCAGGAATGAGGGCAGACGGGTATTATATGCACATGGTTGAAAAAGGGACAAAGAAATGGGGCGGTAAACCCTTTTTTCTTGCTTCCTGGGAACGATCAAAGCCCCGTGTTACCGCGATCATGGTCAAAGAATTTGAACGAACAATTGCCCGCTTTGTGGCTCAAAATTCAATATGAAAGTAAAACTAACATCGGACTGGAGCGACTACGGCATTGTCCACAAATGCGGCTCCGTCGTTGACGTGTCAGACGTAGACGGGGCGAAACTGGTTGCCGCCGGGCATATTCAAATGCACCAGGATACACCCGCAAAGATCAACCCCGAAATGTACGGTTTGGGCTGTGTGCCTACTCCATTCAGCGCGGAAATGTCGAGAACCTTTACGGAAATCGCTGTTGATATTGCCAAATCAGAACCAAAAAACGAAGGAACAAAAAAAGCATAAACACACTAAAAATATAAGTCATGGCTTCAGTTGGGGTAGTTAATACCAAATATTTAAAAATTTACGTCGGCTCGACTGCAATCACTTGCCAGACCGACGGCTCGCTTTCCATTACCAACGAAACGCGAGACACGACCTGTAAAGATTCGGGTCAGTGGAAAGAACTGCTTTACGCCCAAACGGGCTGGGAAATTTCCGGCACCGCAAATGGTTCGTACGACGGCACCATGTCGCTGAATCAGTTAACGGCGCTTGCAATTGCTCAAACCGTTTCGACTGTTTCATTTAAAACTGCTGTGTCAGGCGACGACATTCTTACCGGCACCGTGCTTTGGACAAAACTCGACATAGCGTCCGCTGGCACAAACCAAAACGTAACTATTTCTTACACGGGTATGGGCACCGGCGCATTAACCCAAACGTCGTAATATGATCCACACGCTAAAAATAGGCGGCAAAACACGCCCTTTCGTTTTTGGATTTTATGCCATGCTTTCCTGTGAAGAGGAGTTTGGTTTGGATATTAGCGCTATTGCTGACGGGAAATTCACCGCAATGGAGTGGATTAAATCGCTTCCTGTATTCGTATGCGCCGGGCTAAGGCAAGGCGAGTACATAAACGGCGTAACCGAACCAGACAACTACGACCCGAATATCATACGCGCATGGATGGACTCAGACCCGGAAGTGATGGGGGCTGCTACCGAGTTATGTACCAAAGGTCTTGAATCACTATCAAAGACCGGCGAAGAGGCAAAGGATGACAGTACGGCAAAAAAAAAGCCGTCGGGGAAAATGCAAAGAGTTGGCTAAATGATTGGGTTTGGTTAGTAGAAGCCGCCGGGGCAATGGGATGGACGGAGCGTGATTTTTTTTGCTCTACGCCGCGCTATTTTTTTCATGCGTATAACGGCCACATGAAGCAGGAGCGCGACCGTTTTCACCAAAATTTGGCAGCAGCGCGGATTGTGGCTTATTACGCAATTGCTCCACATTTGGAAAAGGACAAAAGCCTGAAGTTTTCAGACATCGTGCGCCTTCCTGGTGATGAAGAAAACGAAGCGCCGCAATTTGCGGAAGTCACACCCGAAGAACTCGCAGCATTCTCAGCCCTTGCAGATAAGGGCTACGAACAACACACCGGCAAAAAATGGCAAGCGTAGCAGCATTAAATGTAAGGATCGGCGGCGACATAAAGGCGCTCGAAAAGGCGCTAAAGGACGCAGAGCGAGCGGTGCGAACCGCTGGCACTCGTTTGTCTAATATTGGCAACGAATTATCCATGAAGTTGTCGCTTCCGCTTTTGGCCTTTGGCGCTGCCGCTATCAAATCAGCCGGGGAAATCGAAGCCATTGAAAAGGCAATGCAGGCTACTTTCCAGGGGGCCGGGCGAAGTATTGAAGAGGCAAACGCCGAATTAGTTGCACTGCGAAAAGCAGCGGAAGCGCCAGGTCTTGACTTTGAGCAAGCGGTAAAGGCTTCGCTACGTTTGCAGGGCGTAGGCTTTTCAGCAGAAAAAGCCCGCAATACTATTATCCAACTTGCAAACGCCATATCTACAACCGGCGGCACGGCTGAAAACCTCAACGGGGTTACTGTTCAATTTGCGCAGATCATAAGTAAGGGCAAAATTCTCACGTCTGATTTGAACGTGATAAAAGAGAATATGCCCGGACTTGCCAAAATAATGAAAGAAACATTTGGCACCACAAGCGCGGAAGATTTACGGGCGCTTGGTGTTTCTGGTCAGGAGTTTGTGGAAAAGATCACCGCCGCAATGCAGAAATTGCCACGCGTAGAGGGCGGTATCAGTAATGCAATAGTGAACGCCGGGGTTGCAATAAAAATGTTTCTGGCAAATGTGGGCGAATCCCTGAATAAGACTTTCAATGTCACCGGGAAATTAGAGGCGTTTTCAAAGTTCCTTACCGATCTGGGCGAAAAATTCAGCGGAATGAGCGAAGGCACCCAAAGAGCAATAGCCGCTGTGGGGGTGTTTGCGTTGGCGTTGGGGCCGATGCTGAAAGTGGGCCAGTTGGGCATTTTGGCGTATGGTCGATGGACTGCAATTATGGGCGCATGGGATAAGGCTGTCTTATCT